TATAAAAGCGACTGGCCAAAAGATTCTGTTCCGTGGTTTGGATGATGAACTTAAAATCACATCTATTACAGTTGACGTTGGTATCCTTTGTTGGGCCTGGTTTGAGGAAGCGTACCAAATTGAGACTGAAGACAAGTTCAGTACGGTTGTTGAGTCAATCCGTGGTAGTTTAGACGTACCTGACTTCTTTAAACAAATCACAGTCACATTTAACCCGTGGAATGAGAGGCACTGGCTCAAGCGTGTCTTCTTTGATGAAGATACGAGACGAGCTGATACATTCGCTATTACTACCACTTATAAATGCAATGAGTGGTTGGATGAAGTGGATATCAAGCGCTATGAGGATTTGTATAATACGAACCCAAGACGGGCTAGAATCGTTTGCGATGGCGAATGGGGAGTTGCTGAAGGTTTAATCTATGAAAACGTTACTGTCAAGGATTTTGATAAAGATGAACTGCTACAAGATACAGCTTATAAGTTATGTATCGGTCTTGACTTTGGTTTTACTCATGACCCAACCGCTTTGTGTTGTTCGCTCATAAACGATACAACGAAAGAGATTTATGTTTTTGACGAAGCGTATAAAGTTGGATTGATTACTAAAGAAGTTGCAAAGATGATAAAAGACAAAGGTTATCATCGCTCACGGATTATCGCTGATAGCGCTGAATTACGATTGATTGAGGAATTAAGGTCAGAGCATGGGATAACCCGAATTAAAGAGAGTCGGAAAGGTAAGGATAGTATCATGGCAGGCGTATCCAAATTGCAAGGATACGCTATTTATGTGCATCCGAATTGTGAACATATCATGGATGAATTTTATAGTTACTGCTACCAGCGTGACAAAGAAGGAAATTGGTTGAACAAGCCAGAAGATAAGAACAATCACTTAATGGACGCACTACGTTATAGCCTTCAATGTATTGAGGGTGGTAAAGCAATCGTCCGCAGACGGTCAGATTTTGGTCTATAGAAAGGGGGAGACATGTACCAATATTTAACCTATCCACGAGATGGATATGATGAGGGTTCTTTGAAGAAAGATCTGATTTACAAATTGATAACGAAACATAGCACTGAAGGCTCAAGGTTGAAGAAGCTTAAAAGCTACTACTTGGGTGAGCATGCTATCTTAAATCACAAGAGACGAAACGAGAACGCACCCAATTATAAGACGGTAGCCAATCATGCCAAGGATATCGCAGACACGGCTACAGGCTATTTTATGGGCAATCCTATCAAGTACAACAATACTGCTGAAGGTGATATTGATGAACTACTTACAGCCTTTGACGGTGCTGAGATTGACCAAGTAGACGCCCAGAATGCTTTAAATATGGCTATCTATGGGCGTGCTTATGAATACATTTACGCTAAAGAGGGACTTACTGAATTAGATTCAGTTAGCATTGATCCAGAAAATACCTTCATCGTTTATGATGATAGTATTGAGCGGAAGCCCTTGTTTGCGGTCTATTACTATCAAGTGAAAGACGATACGAAAGATACTACTAAGTATCAAGCAGAAGTATTTACCGAGAATCTGCATTATCACATGGTGCTGAGAAGTACAGATTCAGGAACATCTCAGATTGAAGAGGCAACACCTCACAACCTTGGTCAAATCCCGATTATCGAGTATCGCAATAATCACTTTGCGATTGGAGATTATGAGCAACAAATCAGCTTAATTGACGCTTACAATTCATTAATGGGTAACCGTGTCAACGACAAGGAACAGGCAGTAGAGTCTATCCTTGTTTTGTATGGTACACAGCTAGCAGATACGCCAGAAGACGCAAAAGAGGCCATGAAGATTTTATCTGAAGAAGGCCTTTTGGAATTGCATGAAGAAGGCGCGCGTGCTGAGTTTTTGAAGAACACGCTGGATGAAAGTGCTACTGAAATCTTGCGCACAGCTCTGAAAGAGGATATCTACACATTCAGCCATGTGCCTAACTTGACTGATGAGAATTTCGCAGGCAATACGTCAGGCGTAGCCATGGAATTCAAGCTAATGGGGCTTGAGATGATTACCAAGACCAAGGAAGCGAATTACAAGCGTGGATTACGCCAGCGTATTGCGATTTTTGCTCACTATTTAGGACTTAAACAGGTTGCACTAGAGTCTCATTCAATCGTTCCACAGTTTAGCCGTGGCTTGCCTAAGAACTTACTGGAAATCTCTCAGATTGTGAACAACTTGGAAGGCAAAGTGACCAACAGGCAGCTTATTTCTCTCTTGCCGTTTGTGGAAGACCCTGACGCTGAGCTGGAAGCCTTGGAAGAGGAGAAAAAGAAGAACATGGAGGACATGCCGATGTTCAACCAAGACAACACGAAACCTGAAGAAGAGGTAGAAGATGAAGAATCAGGAGTACTGGGCGAAGAGGAAAGCCAATCTGATTTACCAACAGATGGACAAGGCCGAAAAGCAGGCAGACAAGTTCGATAAGGTCTATCAGGAAGCTAATACTTACTTGGATAAGGAAATCAATAAGATTTTTGATAAGTTCCAACGGGATTATGGTTTAAGTCAGGTAGATGCTAGACAAGTCTTGAAGAACATGAAAGATAAGAAAGACCTGAATGAACTTCGTAAGGTGCTTGAAGCGAGACCGAATGACCCGAACATCCAAAGATTACTGGCTGACTTAGACAGCCCAGCTTATTCTTTCCGTATGAAGCGCCTAGAGCGTTTGAGCGACGATTTAGACCGTATGCGTGAATCCATCTACCATTCAGAGAAGACAGGCTCAGATGCCTTTTATAGCGACTTGATGAAGGATAGCTACTACAAGGCTACCTTTGACCTGCAACAGCAGACAGGGTTAGCATATGGCTTTTCTGGGCTTCCTGAGAGCGAGATAAAACATCTACAGTCTTTTAGTTGGGTAGGCGACGGAAGTACGTATTCAACAGACATCTGGAAGAATACAGGAAAGCTTACTTCAAGCATAAAAGATGAACTCCTCATGAGCCTTATGACTGGACGAGATACACGAGAAACTGCACAAGCAATTGCTGAGCGGTTCAATGTAGGTCAGAATGATGCAAGGCGTTTGGTTCGGACAGAATCAGCCTTTTTTCACAACCAGATGGAACTGCTCAGCTATGAAGAAGCAGACATAGAGAAGTATATCTTCGTGGCTGTCTTAGACAAGCGTACATCCCGCATTTGCCAAGAACATGACAATCAGGTCTATGACAGGGACAAGGCAACCCCTGGCGTCAATTACCCGCCTCTGCACCCTTGGTGTAGGTCTACTACTGTCGGATACGATGAGGACGCAGACTACAGCAAGCTGAAGCGTAGGGCAAGAAATCCTGAGACTGGTAAAGTCGAGTATGTGCCTGCTGATATGACTTATAAAGAGTGGTATAGCAAGTATGTGGATGGTGAGGACGTTGTTAAGGAATCTAAACCAGAAGTGGATGACAAGGTTTTTGTAGCTGATAAACCAAGTGAAATAGACGACTTCTTCAAGAAGCAAAAGTCTTATCAAAAGTGGTATAATGAGCTTGATGAAAAACAAAAAGATGCTATTTTCAATTACACTATGTCTCCACATGAGCAAATAAATTCCGTGATGAGGCAAGGTTATGAAGAATACAGAAAAAATGGTTTAATGGAAATTGAAGCATCTGAAATTCCTTATGTCGAAAGATATTTGCAAGAAAACCTAGAGCTTTCCAAAAAGTTAGAAACCGTATTTGGAAGCTATAAGACGGAGGAAAGTTTCATAACTTATCGTGGAACTAGGGCAGAACAATCATACTTTAATAACTTAATTGTCGGTCAGACTACTGTAATCGACAAGGCTTTTATGAGTACAAGTTTAGCGAAAGAAGAAGCATTAAACTTCTCTAATGATGGAATCGGAGAAAGGTATCTATTGGATATTACAGTAAGAAAAGGTTCTAAATCTGGAGTATACATATCTGAGCTTTCGGATATGCCAGAAGAAAAAGAATTTCTTATCAAACCATCTGCTAAATTTAAAGTTATATCCGTAGATAAAAATTCATCAGGATTAAATTTGATAAGTTTGGAGTTACAAGATGATTAAAAAAAGATTTTTAGAACCATTTCAAGATATTCCGAGTGTTAGAGCTGATATTTTAGTTTTTACACAGGGGTTATCTCTAAAGCCTATTGTTTCGTTTTTGAAGTCAGCTAGTGATGAAGAATTGCATAAAATAGGCAAAGCCGTTTTTTATCTCTATCCTGCCAATATTCGGGAACAGCTAGCTAACAAGAGAAAAGATTCGGTAAATTATAGCTTCATCGACGACTACACTCGTACATATAATATTGATTCTACTACTACATCTAAAGATAAGTCTCGAGGTAGTGCATTGCTCGCATTTTTACGAGAAAATCCTGATATGGATGCAACAGAGTTTTGTAAAAAACTTAAATTATAATACAAATTAAGCACCTAGAGAAATCTAAGTGCTTTTTTCGTGCTCAGAAAGG